CATTATGTTCCATATTATTCATTGGCAACAATAATGGGTTTTGTTTATAATAAATCTTCAACTTATTATAACTCTATAAGTGATATTTGTAATAATCCACAATATAACACAACCATAACATCACCATTTAGTTTTTGTAATATTGGAAATAGAGAATTATTTTTTTGTTTTGATGAATATCAATCAAATATAATTGAAACACATAAACTTTTTTTAAATAATAATATGTCTACATTTAAAATATTAGGAAAAATAAATGTAGCAAATGCATCATCAAAAAGTAATTATTATGTAAATGAACAATTTACTTCAAATAATAGCAGAACAGATACAATACGAAAATATAATGGACTAATAAACTTATTAAATTTTAATATTAAAATTATAGACTATTATGGTAATATTGTTAATACAGATATAAACGAAGATTTTACATTTACACTTGAAGCAAGAATAAATAGAACACGTTTAAAAAATGAATAAAAAAAACGAATAAAAAAAACGAATAAAAAAAACGAATAAAAAAATGAATAAAAAAATGAATAAAAAAATGAATAAAAAACGAATAAAAAAAATGAATAAAAAACGAATAAAAAAATAAAATCTTATATTAATGGTTAATAAAACTAGAAAGACACAAAAAAAATATAAAAATAAAACAAAAAATAAATATAAAAATAAAACAAAAAATAAATATAAAAATAAAACAAAAAATAAAACAAAAAATACAACAAAAAATAAAACAAAAAATAAAAATCCAAAATTATTATTATTTTCTACTTGCAAAAAAGATAACAAATTTCTTTATAACGCTAGAAAAATAATAAACAAAAAATTTAAAAATACCAACAATCTAAAAATGGCAATAATAATTACAGCACGTTATGGTTTTAGAAATAAATCAAGAACCAAACTCTACAAAGATTGTATAAAAAAAGTAAAATCTATGAATTTAGATAAATTAAATATTCCTTATACTTTAATTGATTGTTCAAGTAAAAATAATTTAAAAAAATTTAAAGAAAATATTAATAATAGTCAAATAATATTTGCATTAGGCGGTGATACTTTTTATTTAAATTATCATCTTAAAAAATCAAAAATGGATAAATTAATTATTAATAAACTTAAAAATAGTAATAGTTTATATATGGCTTGTTCCGCAGGTGCAATTTTAACAGGAGAAACAATATATCCTGCTTCAATATTACGATTTAACAAAAAATCAAATATGTTCCATATAAATAATACTTATAAACCAAAATTTTTAACAAAAAAGAAAAATCAAAAAGGATTAAAATTATTTAAAAATATGGATTTTATGCCACATTGCACATTAAATAACAAAAAAAAAATATTAAAATTAAAAGAAAGTAAAAAAATTTATTGCTTACCTGAAAATAATATTTTTATCAAATAAGATATAAATAAATTTTAATTTTATTTAAAAAATACATAAATAAAATTAAATTTTAAACATTGGAATCAGCTAATTCAACTTGACGCGCTACAAGAGATTCAGGTTTTTTAAATACTGTAATTACAAATTTATCTTCAGCAACATCAGGAATACATTGATTAGGGTCAGTAAATTTCTTTTTAAATAATGCAACCGAACTTCCTCCAATAGGAGGAGCTTCTTGTTGTAATCTTTCGTATTCTTTTAATGCCCAAGCACTTAAAACATCGGCAGGATCGCGGTCTTCACGGCTCATACCCATTTGTAAAACCATATATCTATAAAACGAACCAAATTGTTTTGAAACACTAGCATGATCAGCAGCTTTTTCTTCGGCATTATAGAATTTTTTGAAAGATTGAATTAATGTTGAAAGTAATCCAACACCACCAACACCCATTAAAATACCATTTTTGGTATTTTCATCACTTACACTAGTAGCAATTAATGTAACAGTAGATGCAACACCAGTTACAACAATACCAGTAATACTTAATTGATTAGAAAATTTTTTCCATATTCCACCTGAATGAGAATGCATAAAACGCAAACCAGCCGCTTTCTCTCCCCATTGTTTCATTAATGATTCCATATTTTCAGACCACGAATCAGCATTAACTTTTTTACGAAGGTCGCCGAGACGAGCCGATGCTAATGCTTCTTGTTCACCAGCTCCTAAATTTTCAGCAGACATTTATAATAAAACAAAATATTTTTTACAAAAATTTTATTTATTTAATTTATTTAATTTATTTAATTTATTTAATTTATTTAATTTATTTAATTTATTTAATATTATTATAATATGATTTGTGGAATAACTTGTATAATTGCCTTAATATTTTTGATAGCAAATATATATACAATATTATCTTGTGCAAATGATAAAAAAGATAAAACAAATTTTTTAAATGTTTTAACTAGCAAACAAAAAGATACTTATGAAAAAATAATTAATGAACGTAAAACTATATATTATATGGGTTATGTTTTAGGTATTTTACTTGCAATTTTTACAATATATATAATGAAAAAAGTATTAAAAATACGTTTTAATAATATGTCGTTAGTTTGTTTGGTTGGTTCTATAGTTTTTGTTACAAATTATTTATTTTATATATTATATCCTAAATCTGATTATATGTTATTGCATTTATCAGATAAAAGACAAATAACTGAATGGTTAAATATATATAGAAAAATGCAATATAAATTTCATTTAGGATTTGTTTTTGGTATAATAGCTGTTATAGTATTTTGTATAAGTTTGCGTTAAAATAAATTATAAAACAATAATAAAATTAAAAAATTTATTATTAATATATGTACGTTATTAATAATAAATTCTTACTCAATCAACTTTTATGGGTTTTAAAAGAAGAAAATAAATTTTATAATAATTTTAATGAAAAAAATGATTATAATAGTATAACAAATTATGTAAATTATATTGAAACTATATATAAATTAATTCAAACTTTGGAAAAATAGTAATTTAAAAATAATATTTTTTAAATTTTCATTAAACTAAAAACTTCGTTACCACAACTATATTCATAATTTATAATTATTAGCCCAACTCTTTTTATTAATTCTTTAATTTCATCTAGTTTAAAAATATAATAATAACGTTCATAAACTTTACCATAACTGTTCCATAATACAATATTATTACCATAATTATTAAAAGTGCGTCGTGTTTTTTGTGGCTGATTAATGGACCAAGTAGAAATTAAAATTTTTCCACCTGGTTTAACAAGTCTTTTCATTTCTAATAATGATTGAATTCTATTTTCCTGACTCGATAGATGATGAAATACAGCAATACAAATGATTGCATCTGCACTATTATTATCAAGTGGAATTTTAGTAATATTTGAATTAATAACACTAAAATTTTTACTTTTACAAATAGATACAAAACTTTCACAATTATCAATACCAATAAATTTTAAACTTCCATGATCCATATTTCGACCATTTCCACACCCTAAATCATATACAATAGAATCTGTTTTTAAAGAATCTAAGAAATCTATTACCCAAGACCATTTATAACTACGAGTGTTTGAAAAATGCGGTGCAATTTCTTCATAAACTTCTTTTACATAAGTTGTTTCTAAATTATTGTTACTATTTTCTGTTAAAACAGATTCCATAAATTACTATAAATTTATTGTATATTAAAATCATTAAAATTTTTATATCAATTTTATATTTATTTTATTTTGAAGTAAATATAAAAATTAAAATTAAAATTAAAATTAAAATTAAAATTAAAATTAAAGCAAAAAAAAATTAAAGCAAAAAAAAATTGATTATAAAAAAATAATTATTATTTATTGCATAACAAAAATATATATGACTTCAGCTATGGATATTGATGCTATTATTGATTCTATTACTTGCCCTATTACCCAAGATATTATGACTGATCCTGTTCAAGGAAATGATGGTCAAACATATGAACGTTCTGCAATTGTTCATTGGTTAAATGAAAAAGGAATTTCACCTCAAACTCGCGCCCCAATGAGTGTTAATGATTTAAAAGTAAATGCTTCAATTAGATTTTTATGTGATAAATATCATGCCGGAGCATTCGGAACAGTTTCTAGCAATAGAAAACCAGCATCAGTTTCTACGTCTAATATTAAGATTGACCACAACATTTTTAAAAATAATGTAAATCAAATTATGCTAAATTTCAGTATTAATGAAGAATCTTTTCCAAAAGACCTAGAATTTGGTCATCTATCTCAAGATATTGTATTAGTTATTGATCGTTCTGGCTCTATGCAAGCAGCAGTTGAAGCAAAAGATAGTACTGGTTCTAATATTGAGGCAGGTTTTAGTATTCAAGATATTGTAAATCATTCCGCAAAAACAGTAGCCAAAACTCTTGATAAAAATTCAAGATTAGCTGTTATTGTATTTGATAATAATGTAGATATTTTATTTAATCTTATCATGATGACAGAAATTAACAAATCAACTGCGCTAGCAAAAATTGACACTATTAAACCCAGAGGTCAAACAAATATTTGGGGCGCTACTGAACAAGCAATTAAAATTTTAGATGATCGCGAAGATAAGTCGCGTAATGGAGCAATTATTATGTTGACAGATGGACAACCAAATGTTTCACCTGCGCGCGGTGAAATTGAAACGCTAAAACGTCTTCGTAAAACAAAGAATTTTACAACTCCTATTTATACTTTTGGATTTGGATATAATCTTAAACCTGAACTATTATATGATATGGCAAAATATGCAAATGGTGGAAATGGACACATTCCTGATGGCAATTTAATTGCAACAGTATTTTGCAATTTTATTGGAACAATTCTTACTACTGTTGCATTAAATGTGCAATTACATATTATTGAGAAAAAAGCATTAAACAAAGATATTGTAATGGGTGATTATGCTATGCAAAAAGACGAAACAACAGGTGAATTAATTTATGATATTGGAACTATTCAAAATCAACAAACCAGAAATATTGTATTAAATACTGAACTAGAGGATTATTTTACTTATTATTATACTTACAAAATTGGAGGACAATCTTATAAAAGTGAAGAATATTATGTAAATAATAGTTATATTCAATCATTAAGTTTTAATAATGATGTAAATATTCATATTAATCGCTATAATGTTGTGGATGGAATTAGAAAGATGTTAAATTATAATCGTTGTATTTTAAACAATGAAGCAATGAGTATTTTTAACCAATTAGAAGAATTACTAAAAACAAGTGGAAATAATGATATTTTAACACAGGGTCTTATTAAAAATCTTATTGGTGATGGTTCAAATGATGGTCAGATTAAACTCGCAGTAAGTAATATGGTATTTTTCAAAAGATGGGGAGAGTTTTATTTAGACCAGCTTTCTCGTTCTTTAAATCAACAAATTAAGCCAAATTTTAAAGATGAATCTTGTCTATTTGGCGGAGCTATTTTTGAAAACATTGTAGATAAAGCAAGTGATATTTTTGATACCATGCCACCCCCTACACCTTCATTAGGACTAAGAAATTCCGCATATTCTGGTCGGGGTTATAGCGGAGCACCAGCACCACAAGTTTCAATGTCAGCATTTAATGATATGGGTGGTGGTTGTTTTCATAATAACTGCAAAATTACAATGGCAGATGGTAGCAAAAATCCTATTAAAAATTTAAAAAAGGGTGATAAAATTCTTTCAATTGATGAAAATAATAATTTGGTAACTGCGAATGTAGTAACTATTGTTGAAACACTAATTAATACAAAACTTCGTGAAATGGTTCATTTAAAAAATGGATTAATTATTACACCATGGCATCCAATTAAATTAAACAATGAATGGGTATTTCCAAATAATATTGTTAGTCCAACGACAACGACGTGTGAATCAATGATTACATTAGTTTTGGATAAATATCATGTTGGGTTTATCAACGAAACTCCATGTATTATGCTTGGTCATAATTTCAAAGAATCAATTTTAGACCATCCATATTATGGTACTTCAAATGTTATTGAAGATTTGAAAAAAAATTATGGTTATGCTATTGGTCATGTGGTATTAAAAGATAATGAAATTAGTTTCGTAAAAGAAAATAATGTAACAAAAAAAATGATTATTACTAGTAATGTTAGAAGTTCTGCGTCATTAGTAACATCATTTTAAATTATCAATTATCTATTAATTTCAAAAGCATTTTGACGAACAATAAATGGGATATGTCTTTCTAAAGGTAAATCAATTTCATTTAAATTTAATACATTTTCTTCATTATTATGCATAACTATATTAGCATTATTCATAACAACATTTTCTATTACATTTAAATCTAAAATATTGTTAGAATTATCTACAATAGCATTTTGTAAATTATTTTCCATATTTTTAGTTTTAATATAATATTCGTTAATATAATTTTATATATATATTATTATTATTATAAAAAGTAGTAGTTCAATTTAACTTCATTTCAAATGATAGATATTACTATAATAAATCCAAAAAATTTATTATAAGATAATTTATAAATTTTTTATTACGACAATATATCATATTAGAAAATAATTTATTTTTATTAAACTACAAATAAATTATTAAAAAATATTTAAAAAGATAACCATAAATAAATTATTGTATATGGTTGCTATTGGTATTGATTTAGGTACAACTTATTCGTGTGTTGGTGTGTGGAAAAATAGTCAATGTGAAATTATTGCAAACGATCAAGGATTGAGAACAACTCCTTCATATGTAGCATTTACTGATAGTGAGCGTTTAATTGGGAATGCGGCAAAAAATCAAGCATCTCAAAATCCAGAAAATACTATTTACGATGCAAAACGCCTGATTGGTAGAATTTATAATGATTCTTCTACTCAAAGTGATATTAAACATTTTCCCTTTAATGTAATTGATAAAAATAATAAACCTGTTATTCAAGCAAATTACAAAGGAGAATTAAAAGATTTTCAACCCGAAGAAATTTCGTCTATGATATTAACAAAAATGAAAACAATTGCAGAAGATTATTTAGGCGAAAAAGTAGATAGTGCAGTTATTACTGTTCCTGCTTATTTCAATGATTCACAGCGCCAATCTACCAAAGACGCTGGTGCTATTGCCGGATTAAATGTATTACGTATTATTAATGAACCAACTGCAGCAGCAATTGCATATGGATTAGACCAAACTAAAGATACTACAGAAAAACATATTTTAATTTATGATCTAGGTGGTGGTACTTTTGATGTGACACTTTTAAGCATTGATGAGGGTGTTTTTGAAGTTAAAGCAACAGCAGGTGATACAAGACTAGGTGGCGAAGATTTTGATACTCGTTTAGTTCATCATTTTACTCAAGATTTTAAAAGAAAACATAAAAAAGATTTAAGTGAAAATAAACGTGCTATTAGTCGTTTAAAAACTGCATGTGAAAATTTAAAAAAAACATTATCTTCTTCTACTCAAGCAACATTAGAAGTTGATAGTTTATTTGACGGCATTGATTATGTTGGAACAATTACGCGAGCGCGTTTTGAAGAATTATGTGGTGATTTATTTAGAAAAACATTTGAACCCGTAGAACAAGTTATTAAAGATTCTGGTGTTAGTAAATCAATTATTGATGAAATTGTATTAGTTGGTGGTTCAACACGTATTCCAAGAATACAAAATCAATTAAGTGAATTTTTCAATGGAAAAGCACTTAATAAATCTATTAATCCAGATGAAGCAGTTGCATATGGTGCTGCTGTTCAAGCTGCTTTACTTTCTGGTGTAAAAGATTCAAAAATTGATGATCTTTTATTGCTTGATGTTGCTCCTTTAAGTCTAGGAGTAGAAACTAGTGGCGGAGTTATGACACGTATTATTGAACGTAATAGTACAATTCCAACAAATAAGTCACAAACTTTTAGTACATATGCAGATAATCAACCTGCGGTAACAATTCAAGTTTTTGAAGGGGAACGTCAATTTACTAAAGATAATAATAAATTAGGCGAATTTACTTTACAAGGAATTCCACCAATGCCTCGGGGTGTTCCGCAAATTGAAATTAGTTATGATTTAGATGCAAATGGTATTTTAAAAGTTACCGCAAGCGAAAAATCAAGTGGTAAATCTGATAATATTACAGTAACAAACGACAAAGGACGTCTTTCTAAAGAAGATATTGATAAAATGTTAGCAGATGCAGAGAAATTTAAAGATGAGGATGAAAATGCTAAACAAACTATTGATGCACGTAATAGTTATGAAAATTTGGTATATCAAATGAAATCTACGTTAAGTGATGAAAAAATGGCATCATTAATTGATGAAACATTGAAAACAGATTTAACTAAAATAATTGATGAATCTACCAGTTGGCTAGATTCTAATCAAATGGCGTCAAAAGAAGAATATGAAAGCAGATTAAAAGAATTCCAAGAAGCAATGAAACCATTACAAGAAAAGATGATGGCTTCAGGAGGAATGCCAGGAGGAATGCCAGGAGGAATGCCAGGAGGAATGCCAGGAGGAATGCCAGGAGGAATGCCAGGAGGAATGCCAGATGTAACAGATATGCCGGGCGGACCAAGTATCGATGAAGTAGATTAAATATAAAATTGATTAAAAATATTTTTATAATTTATATTATTAATTAGAAAAGTAATAATATAATGAGTCCTTGGCATCCTTGCAATAAATGTAAAACGAATGTTATTGGTGATGAAAATTATGGTTGTATGGTTTGTTTTCGCAGGTCAATTAGTATGAATATACGTTATGATTTTTATTTTAAATCTTTAATAGGAATAAATTTACCAAATGAACTTATTGTGATTATTGCAAATTTTGCTTCCAAAGATTTTGACAATAATGTTGCAAAAAAGGTGAATATTGATTGTTGGAAATCAAGAATGCATAATATTATTCCATAAATAACCAATAAAAACTGTTATATTTATACAAGCAAAAATTATAAAAATTATTGGTACATTATTCGGATAATAATTATTAGATTCAATTGTTAATTTTTTTTTATATTCATTAAAATCTAATAATGGACTCGGGCTTCTAGAAGGTCTATTCATCATAAATATAATATTTATAATTTTTTATTATATTTTAATTTACTTATTAGTATTATTATAACTATTTAAATTTAAAAAAAAACCCCCAAAACTTTGTGCTTCATACAATAATGATAAATAAATATTATTATCAAAATTTTCATTATTATAAAATAATAATATTGCTAAAATTATACTTATATGACTAACGGATATTGCAAAATTACTTCCATATATAACGGGTAATGTATATATTTTTTCTGCTTTATCTTCTTTTAAATCTTTTATATCAAGTAAATTACTAGATGCAAATAAATTCAATATGCTTGGTAAAATAATTGTTGGTTCTTTTAATATATCATAATTATGGCTTAATAAAACACTTGGCAAAACAACTGTTCCAATTGTCCAAAAAAATCCAATATATAATGCTTTAAATTGTCCATAATTTGTTTTAAAATTTTTATAACCCAAAGTAGAAGTTAATAAAAATAATATTGGATAAGTTTCTTGATTATTTATTAATAAATTGACTATATAAATATAACTTAAAGCTATTACAAAAATATTCAAATTTTTGTTTTTTTTTAAATAATTATAATAATCTATCTTATCTACACTATAATTTGAAGTATCAGAATATTCTAAAGCATCAATTAAACGATCGCTTCCGTATGTAAATATTCCAATAGCAAATTGTAACGCAACTAATTCAAAAGTTATTAAATTTTCTTGATAATAAGTATTGATGTATATATATTGTAATAAATTCAATGGAATACCTAAATTACTTCCTATTATTGGATTATAAAAAACATTATTAGTATTAGTATTAGTATTAGTATTAGTATTAGTATTAATATTGGTATTATTCAAAATATTTAACATTAAAATATTGCTTTTTAATGGAATAACATTTTTCTTAACTATTAAATTATTTATGAAAGTCATTAATAATTTAATTATATTATAAATAATTTTTTTTATCTTAATAATATATAAAGATGTCTAATTTAGAACTAATTACAAATAATGATAATGATAATGATAATGATAATGATAATAATTAAAATAAAATGCAATTTGAAACTTATAAAGATTTAATAGAGGAAAAAGTAAATTATATGTTAGTGATATGGTATTAGTTTCATTATTATTATTGAGTTGTTCATTTTTATTAAATTTATTTTTATATCATGATATTCAAAAATATATTAATAATCCAAAATATAAAACAATAGAAAAATGGTCAAATATTAATAAAGTATTCATGGTTATTCATGCTTTTACAATATATTTTGTTATTTATACTTTTTATAGAGTTTTTACTGGAAACACATTCTAAAAATTTGTATTTAAATTATACCACATCCCACCTACAAAATGTATTTTTTCTTCAAAATAAAATATATTATCTACTTTATTAAATTCCATATCAAAAAATTTAAAATAAACTTCATAATCGTTTACATTTATTATTTTATTATGAATCAATGATGAATCATAATAAACTTTATCATAAAGTCCGTTTTTATAAAATATTTTGTCTGTAAATTTTATTAAATTTGAACTTATTTTGTTATTAATTGTTGTATCTAAAAATCTATTATAATTAAATTTTAATTCAAAATTACTATCTTTAACAATACCATAAACTAATTCATGATCTGTATCAAATTTAAGTTGTGATTTGGATTTAAACAAATTATCTGGATCCAATGACAAAATATTTGACGCATATTCCATTATTAATGTGCCTTGTACATCATTTTTATCTTTAACATATACATTAATTTCGCATCTAATTGGTATAATATCGCTAATAAAATCAAATAATGGACTACTACAATTATAAATATTAATACTTAAAAAATATTCTTCCGAATCATCGTTTAATAATGATGATGGTAATAACTCAAAACCATCCGTATTTTTATCTAAAAAATTATTAATATATTCTTTTTGTGATTCATCTAATTTATAATTAATATATGTTGAATATTGGTTTACAATAAAAGGCGCATGTAATGTATTTTTATTAAATGGATTATATGTTAAACTCGGCATTCCGGTCAAAAGAGCGCTATAAAAAAGTTTCAAAAACTTTGGACTACTAAAAAACATTGCGGTTATATATTAATTAATTATTTTTATAAGTTTAAATGATTTTAATATATATATGGAATATTTATTAAATATAGCAAGAGCAGCAGACTTATTTCAAATATTTATATTATATTTTTCTTATTTTTTTACTTTAAATATTGATTTTTTAATATTTTTTATTGGATTATTTTTAAACCATAAATTGAATGGTTTTTTAAAATATAATGTATTTTCACAATTATTTGGAAAACAAGATATACCATTAATAGGTAAAGGAATTAGACCAAAAGGTGCAAAAAATTGTTGTTCATTCAAACCTTGTAATCCAATATATCCAAAATCATATGGAATGCCTTCCGGACATTCTCAATCCGCTGGTTTTTTTTCAACACTGGGTGTATTATCTTTATTAGAAAATAACAACAAAAATAATAATTTTATAACCATTTTTGGCTCTTTTATATTTATAATTACAATGTTATTTGTAATGTATTCTCGTGTTTTAATTAAATGTCACACAATAGAACAAACTATAATAGGTTCATTAATAGGAATTGTTGTTGCATTATTATTATTCAAATATAAAAATAAAATCAAAAAAGAGTTAAAAAAATATAAAAATAGTGATTTATATTTACTTTTGATTAGTTCTATAATATTATTTTTATTTGTTTTATAAAAATTTTTAAATGATTTAAAATCATTTAAAATGAAGTTAAAATTAAACAATAAATTGTCTAAAAGTAATCCCTAATCTACTTTTTTTAGTATTATTATTGTTATAATTAGTTTTTAAAATACCATGTCTATATTCATATTGGAAATATCCTCCCATTGTAATAATTAATCCATGAAATAATTCTATATTGATTATTTCTTTAGTTTTTACATTTTCAATACTAAAAACTCTATTTACATTATTGTTATTGTTATTGTTATTGTTATTTAATGTTAAAATGCTTATTTCGTAATTTGGAACCATATTATATGTCCAATCCCGATGCATTGGAATAAAATCTTCAATGGTTTCATAATAATTAACCACAACTTGATTATAATTTTTATTGATTTTTTTAAAATAATCATAATATGGATAATATAAATTTGGTAAACCATCAACAATCTCATTTTTATTAATTCCACTAAACATATAACTCTTATTTGAAACCACAGGATATAATGGAGTATTTAAATAACTTTTAAACCATCTGTGTGTTTTTTCTTCTATTAATTTTGGATTATTATAATCTTTATTAAAAACCATAACATTGCTTTTATCAGAGTTATTAGTTTTTATAAGATCTTTTAATTTATCATAATTATAATCACTATAATCTAATAATGGCTTTTCTAAAAAACTTAACTTGATATATGATTGATTTGTTAAATTGATTAATTGATTATAGTTAGTTAACATTTTATATATTTTATTATTTAATTAAATAATAATATATATATATCAATTTTATAATAGTTTTTCTATTTCGTCTTTCATGTCATCTAAATCTGGTTTTGGTAAACTTTCATAATCAATATAAATCTCATTTTCAGGATTATAATGATTATAAAAATTTGCTTGTTCTGGTACTGCGTTCATTGGATAAGGCCAGTGACTTGTTGTTCTCAATTTTTCATAAAATTTTCTACGCATTTTATTTTGTTTTTCTGTATTATCTTCATGATCTCGTGGTAAATAACATAAATATTGTATTAAACGTTCTTCCCTACAATCTTCTGGACCACAACTATTTTGATGAAAAGTGCGTGAATCCCAAATTACCAAATCACCCGCCTTAACATCTAATTTTATTTTTGTAGCCTCTAATGCCGCATTAAAATAACTTTCATCTATTACATGCCAATTATGTGGTTCATCTATTTCCATTTTTTCAAAGTAATCTTCATGTAATAAATGGCTTCCACTATATAATACTAATGTTCGTTCGCTATTATTTGTCAAACTTAAAAATGATTGATAACAAGATAACCCCTTTTTTCTTGAACTTTGGTCCGTATGTATCCAGTATCTATCTTCATCACTATAGTCACTAGGATAATGACAACAACCATCAAATCCACTTACTAATTCTTCTGTATCCCATAATTGTTTAAATATATTTAAAATTTTTGGATTAGTACGTGCTAACCAAGCAAATCTTTGATGTCCTACTTGATGGTGTTTATAAATACCATTATAATCAATTAACCCATGTAATTCATTTAAATTTGGCACATCATTATGCCACTTGATAAATAAATCAATATATTCATTTATTTGTTCATTATTATAAACATTTGGAATTATTGTGTAACCATTTTTTTTTAAGGCTTCTTTATAAATACTAATATTGTAAGTTTCGTCAACCATAAGTTAATAATAAGTTACTAATAAGTATTAAATTATTTTTAAATTATTAATATAAAAACATTTATACAAAATATATTATAATATGAGACTGTTATTTGTGTTGTTATCGTTTGCGCAAGGATTTCTTTTAAATGTACCTGTAACTGTATTTAAAAGAAAATATGAAAATCAAATTGTAAAAGTATATGAACCAATTGACATGGAAAGAAAAGACATGAATGCCTTGATTTTTTATACAGGAGCAAATGCCCTAATTCCAGGTGATATTTACAGTAATTTTATTAAAGCATTAAACAATTATAATTTTTCTGTTAATGTTGTGCCTTCTGAAAATAGTGCTACTACTGAATTTTTATATGATATTAGAGACGAATATAAAGCATTAATTCCATTGACTCATTCTTCTGGTTATGTTAATGCAGTTGAAACTATTAATAAGCAAAAAAAAATTAATAAAGCAGTATTTTTAGACCCAGTTGATAACAGTAAATTATTTGATAATTCAGTATTTTCGGTTTTTTCAGATAAAGAAACATTATTAACTCATTTGGATGAAGTATTAATTTTAAATGCTGGCAAATCATATAAAGGTTCGCTTTTTCCAAAATTTGAAATCCCATTTATTCCTGCTTTTGGTATAAATATTAAAAAATTAGAGCAATCAAATCCTTCCTTAAGTGTTATAGTAGAAACTGCTGAAAATTACGGACATAGTGATGTATTAGATACTATTTGGAGTGATATAATGCATACAACTTTGAGTAAAGGAAATGAAATAAGAGAACAAGAAGTATTAGATGAATATTTGGATTGGTTGGCTCTACAAATTTATAATTTTGTAAATAAGGATGAAAATAAAAATGATGAATTAATAAGCGAACCAATAGTAGAAGTATTACAAAATGAAGTAGAAAAAGTAGATGATTCTGTAGATGATTCTGTAGAAGATTAATTATTTGAATAATAAATAATAATTATTATTCCTAACAAACATAAAAATATACCAAATAAACATTTTAAATTAAAACGTTCTTTAAATAAAAAATAACCTGCTAACAATGTTATTAATATATTTAAATTCACTATAATATGTGTATAACTAGTATTTGGACTATTTGATACTGCTTTTTGCATAACAATGTTATTAAATATAAGTAAAATAGCAAATGCTATCGTAAACATAAATAATTTTTTATCGCAACTATTGTAAAAATTGGTCTTCATTTTTTTATCTTGAAGTATATAACAAAATGCAAATATTCCCATAAAAATATATGTCAATAATAAAAATAATATATTATTATAATTACTTTTATCAATTAGTTTCAAAGTTATAACACTAAATCCACTAATAAACATAGAAGCAAATGCTAAAAAAATCCATAAATTATTCATATTATATAATACTAATAATTTATCTTTTAATTATTTGAATAATTAAGCATAATAATAATACCTATAAGAGATAATATCATACCAAATAAAGTTTTAATATTTATTTTTTGATTGAAAATTACAATACTCGCAATAATAGTAATTAATATATTTAAATTAATAATACTATGACTATATGCAATATTTGGACTAATAGCAAATGTATATATAACTGTTCCTGTTGTTATAATTTTTAATAATGCAAATATTATAAAAATACTGATTTCTTTAATATTCATTTTTTTTATTTTATTAAACTCATTATATGGTAAGGTGTTAAATAAATAAGTGCCATAAATCAACGCAAAAATACCTATTAAAATATAAACCATACACAACATAATGTCTTTATTGTAATTTAATTTACTTATTAAACCCATACAAATTACTTTTGATGCAGTTAAAATCATAATCAAAAATGATAGTAAAATCCATAAATTATTCATATTATAATATACGAATAATTTATATTTATTGGTTATTGGTTATTGATTATTGGTTATTGGTTATTGGTTATTGTTTTTTGTAATATTGTGCAATAATTGAAACTCCTATTATACATAATAAGATTCCAAAAAAGCATTCTTTATTTATATTTTCTTTAAAAATAAAATAACTAATAAGTAATGTTATTACTATATTTAAATTCATTAAAGTGCGAGTATATCCAATATTTGGACTATATTTCATTGCAGTTATCATAAGTTTAAATTCTAAAATTATAAATAATGCATAAGAAATTAAAATTATTAGAAATTTGTTATCACAATTTGTTAAAGTATCATAAGTTAATTTTTTTTCATATAATAAATATAAAAATGAAAAAATTCCCATAAATAAAAATGTAAATGCTAAAATAATATTGTTATGATACTTTGTTTTATCTGCCAATTTTAAAAAAATGGTACCAGCAGCAGTAGCAATCGCAGCCATTAATGCTAATAATATCCATGTATCGTGCATTTATATATACATTATAAAATATTTATTCATTACTATAATAAATCACCATACTCATACCAAATAAACTTATAATTATACCAGCAAATGTTTTTGAATTTATTTTTTGATTAAATAAAAAGTAACTTGCTAATATTGTTATAATAACATTTAAGTTAACAATTAAATGACAATAACTAATATTTGGCGCATAATGAATTGCTTTTGCCATAATTACTGAACCAAATACTCTAAAAAGACAAGAAGTTATTATTAAAACTATTAGTCCAAGTGTAAGATTGTCTATAATTTTTTGCAAATCTTTTTTATGATTTATTAAATATATTACTCCAGCACATCCAACCATAATATAAATCATAGCAATTAATGCTTCAATACTTAAACCACTACTTGTCAAATATTTGGTTACTATTAAACTGAATGATGTAATAAACAATTCACAAAATGATAAATATGCCCAATGGTATTCCATATTACTTAATATAGTATTATATAAAACTATATTAATTGTGCATATAATTAAAAATCATTTCTATTATTTCATTTGGTAATTTATTAAAATAGTTTTCAAATAGTTGATTATAAATGTTTTCCATATACAAATAATTATAAGGCTTACTATATTTATTTATAAAAGTCATTTCTAAATATTCTATTAACATTATATTTAATCTTAATCCAGCGTGCCAAATAGAAGGACAAGTGCAACTAACACAACAATAACAAGAATTAGAATCTAAATTTAAAAATTTCGGTTTATTATATTGAATTTTATAAAAGAAACTCAAAACTTCAGTATTATGTATTTTATTTTTACTGTTTAATTCTGAAATATATTTACTATAGTTTTTATCACTATTGCCACATAAATGATAACTTAAAACTTTATATGGTTTAAATGGATATTCATTGGGTATTATTAATCTTAATAATATTTGTTTAGTTGTTTTATCTATTATTTCCAAATATTGTTTAATAGTATCATCGTCACAAAATACTAAACTTATATCTAGGTTTTCAAAGTATTTTTTATAGTTATTAAAATAAGTAGTAATGTATTTTTCATCGTGAAAATTTTTTATTTCTCTATTTATTCGTCTTATACATATTGGTAGCGACATTGATATAATATAATGTTTCAATATAATCTTTTAATATAAAAAAAATTAATTCAATTTTTTATATTCTAATAAATAGTGTTATCTCATTTTAATCTTTAATAGTAATTTTAATATTACTATTTTTTACATAACAAATACAAGTATTTGAAACCGATGCAAAACAAACACTATTTTCTTTAATAATATTCATAAAAGTTTGAATACCTTTACGCGATGGACAATTTTTATCAAAATGATAAAATATATTTGCAAAAACAATATTCCAAAAACATAATGGATGATTTCTATAGCTACTAATATCAAAACTTACACCAAATTTGGTTGGTTCATTATTCCAAGTAATTGTTTCCATAAAAGGAGCAATAATTTGCATATTGATTAAACGATTCCATTCGTGTGATTGCCTGCTTAATCCTAATAGATTATCCTTTACATTTTTTGTAAATGTGTCTTCAATTAAGGGGTAAATTTGGTTACGATATTTACCACGAATAGACCAACCAGGTGTAGTATCTTTAAAATAAGGAATTTGATATTTTTCAGCAAATTCATAAACTGGTTTTTTATAAACATCTATCATTGGTCTTCCAATATTAACACCATCAATGCAAGCTTTTTCTTTAATCACTGCTAAATCTAGAATATTTCTACCACGACATACATTTGCAAAAATATTTTCAACAATATCATCTTTATGATGAGCTAGAAGCATATTATTGCAATTTTCTTTTTTTAATACTTCTTTATAAAAACCAAATCTAATATTTTTGGTAATAATTTCGTATTCGCTTCTTTTAGTATCACTACGTTTAATGGAATCAATATTTTTAATATATAATTTAATATCATTTTTTGAACACCAATACTTTAAAAATTCTTCTTCATCTTTTGTTTCAAACCTATTATTATAATTAATATGTGCACCCACTACTTCATATCCAAGATTTTGAATAATACCAATTAAAACCATCGAATCAATGCCTCCAGATAATGAAATAACAAATTTATTAGTTTTTTCACTAATGCAAAATTGCCTAATATGATCAATTAATTCTTCATCGCTAAATAGCTGATTGGTAATCTTTTCTTCGTGTTTAGGTACAAATTCTAAAATCTTTGAATATTTATTAATATCTAAATCATTATATACGAAACTTTTTAGATAAGCTAGCATAATAATTATTTTATTTAATAATTTATAAAATAAAAATTTTATAATCAATTTTTTATAATCAATTTTTTATAATAAATTTTTTATTTTTTATTTTATATTAAATATATTTATTGATTAATATAAAATATAATGTTTGAAAAATATTATCAAGTATTAGAATTACAAAATAATGCATCAGATGAAGAAGTAAAAAAAGCATATAAAAAAATGGCTGTTAAACATCACCCAGACAAACACGCGTCTGGTTCAGAACAAGAAAAAAAAGAAGCAGAAGAAAAATTTAAAACAATAGCTGAAGCATATGACATTTTAACAAATAAAGATAAACATATGCCTTCTTTTGCTCAAGGTAATTTTAGACGTGGTTCTATAGATCCACATGAAATATTTAATCAGCTGTTTAAAGACATGAATATTGCGCATCAAATGAGTGGCATGCGTCACGGAATGAATGTTTCAATTAATATGCCTGTAAATATGAATAGAGTAATGCGTTCATCTTCAATATCTATTGTAAATGGTAGAAGAGTTGAAACAATTAATGAAACTATAAATGGTGTAACACGACAGCAAACAATTGTAAGTGATTTAAATAATGGACCACAACAAATGCAAGGAAATATTCAAAATATAATATTTAGACATATATAAAAAATATATATTTTGCAAATAGTTTTTATATTAAGATAAAATATTGTTATAATAATATGCTTAATTTTATATTAAAAGCATTGTTATTATTTAATAGTTTTAGTGTATGTCAGCCTTATGTAATGAGTGGTGTTACTATTCAAAAACCGATGTTAAAAAATAATAACAATGAACCAAAACAAATAAATATGCTTGAACTAGATTCTGATTCTTTGTTATGTAAATGTACGAATTTACTTAATAATGATCAAAGTGAATTGTTAGTTAAAAAAATGTCAAGTATTTTTCCACAAATGGATTCCATATCGCATTTTGTATTACATGCAAATAGTCAATTAATAACTAGTGTTTTAGAAAATGATTATTTGAAAGTTGAAACTAAAAAATTTTTAGTATTAATGATTATTCAATTTACTCAATCAGGCGATTCTACTGGTTCTCATATTTTACAATTTTATCATGACATTGTTCAATGTCTTTTATAAATTATTTTTATATTTAATAATAAATACTATTTAATATGATAATAATATGGGAAATAATAACGTAATTGCAGTTGCAAAATATAAATATAAATATTATGTTTTACCAAATTTATGTATGGATACTCAATTTAATATATTATATATTAAAGAATTATTAATCAATAATAACCATATTAATAAATATACTAGAGACAGAGGGAAAGCATTAGTTATTGCTCATGATATTCAAAAAAAAATTGATAATGAATATGGTGTTATAGAAATTAGTATATAAACAATTATATAATGGTTTTGCAGAATATTTTGAATACCTATATTCCTTTGCGTGCTCAAATTGAGAATAAAGACAATGGAAAAGCAAAGATTGGTTGTGTAGCGTTCTCACCAAAGTTAAATCATCAGTGCGTTTTATGCGTTTGGCCACAACCAATATAATCTAAATAATAAAGCAAGCGCCACAAATAATGATTGTATTCATGCTGAAGTAGATTGTGTAAATCGTCTTAAAAAATCAGAAAAAATTTGTCCTATTAATTTGATAGTTTTTAGAACAAATAATAGTGGAAATAAATTAATGAATGCAAAACCGTGTGAATGTTGTCTTAAAACGATTAATTTTACATTAAAAAAGAAAAATTATAGATTGAAAAAATTGTCTTATAGTGATGAAAATGGCAATATATGTGTGATACAATAAATGCTTTATTGTATTGTTTAATAGTTAATATAAATAAAGTTAAAACTAATTTTTTATTTTTATTTATATTATGTATTTAGTTCCTTTAATTCGTGCGAATCGTGCAATAGCTGCTAGTTTAATATTTCCAGAAAATCCATTACCTGCAATTGCTGTATCAGAAGTAATAAGTGTAGTTGGACCTATATTAAAACCTGATTTATTTCCACGTATTTTGGGAACAATAATGGCTATGATGTATCAACCTTATTATGCTAATTATTATATAAAAAAATATCATGAATTAAATAATATACATAACAAAGCAGAAATATGTTGTTTATTGTTATTTGTATCAGTTCTTGGTTTAGATTATTTTAAATAAATAATATATTTATTTAAAAGTATTTTTTTTTAATTATATATGTATTTAGTTCCTTTAGTTCGTTCGTCCAGAGCATTAACAAGCATATTATTATATCCTGAAAATCCATTATTAGCTATTACTTTGTCAGAAACATTAAGTGTTGCAATACCTTATATTAATTTTGAATTAAAACATCCTATGTTAGTTTTTAGATTAATATCGTCGTATGATAATTTTATGTATATGATGTATTTAGAAGATAAAGAAAAATATTATAAAATAGAATTAATTTGTTTATTAGTATTAATGTTAAGTATTGTAAAAGTTAATTATATATAAACTACATTTGGTTTTTTCTCATATTCACTATATAACATTCCTTTAGACGTGGGTTTATCTAAATTTAATAGAGTTTTAAGTGCTTCCATGCGTTTTTCTATTGGATGTTGTGATGGATTTTTCTTTTGTAACATTCTTGAAATTTGTTTCCATCTCCATTCAAATTTTAATGCTTCATTCCAAGTGGGAAAATTTTCAACATAACAATGATATGACCATACTTCTCCTTGTGAAACTTTTATGGATGTAGCAGTTGCACCGCCTTTAATTTCTTTATTATGTTGTCTAATTCTTTTATCTAAATCAACTGTTGCACCTATATAAGTGGATTCATTTGTAGATTTAATAAAATAAACAAAATAAGACATTAATAATATTATATAAAAATATATTATTAATATATTTTATCTTTTGTTATTTCTAACTCATTTTCTATTTCATATCTACGATTTTTTAACCATTCTTCACAAATCTCTTTGTCTTTGCTTCGTTTTTGATAACTTTTTCCATAATTTTTTAATCCAGCTTGATAATATATAGTTTCTATATTAGGATGTCTATAAATACAAATATAACCGATGTTACAACTTTTATTTTTAGATTGACAATTTTCAATATTACTAACCCACATTAAATTATTAACATTATTATTAGATGGGTTATTATCAATATGATGAATTTGTGGTAGGTTTTCAGGATTAGGTATAAATACTTGTCCAACCAATCTATGAACTTGTTTTCTAGAAAGTTTTTTTCCTGAATTAGGTATTCTAAATGATACATAACAATAATTACCTTTATCTTTTTGTTGTTTTAATATATTTTTTGTTTCAAAATTCTTAACATTACCCAAATTAGATACATAATGATTTAATGTTCCATCAATTTTTCGCCATTCTTCTTCTTCTTCCATTTTATGATTTTAATAAATTAATTTTAAATATAGTTATTACAATCAATTTTAAATATATTTAATTTTAAATTAACTTAAATATATATTAAGTATTATATTAATGATTATATAATCATTAAGACACCGTGGCAGAGTGGTTTATTGCGGTGGATTGCTAATCCATTTCCCTTTTGGGAGCGCGAGTTCGAATCTCGTCGGTGTCGTTTTTTTTGCCGGTATGGCGGAGTGGTCTATCGCGCTAGACTTGAAATCTAGTTCCCAATGGGAGCACAGGTTCGAATCCTGTTGCCGGCGTTTTTGGGCTGATAGCTCAGTTGGGAGAGCGTGAGACTGAAGATCTCAAGGTCCTGCGTTCGATCCGCGGTCAGCCCATTTTTTTTATTTGGGGTCATAGTTCAACGGAAGAACATTTCCTTTGCAAGGAAAAGACCTGGGATCGACCCCCAGTGACTCCAAATATGCCTGATTAGCTCAGTGGTAGAGCGTCGCACTTGTAATGCGAAGGTCGGTGGTTCGAAACCGCCATCAGGCTTAAAATTTTAAAGTATAATTATTTATTTTTTTAAATAATTATATAAAAATTTTATTATTAATATATATAAAATGGAACTTGAAAAGAATTTATATACTATTCAGAATTACTATATTGTTGATGAAAAGATGTTTGACTCTATTATCAATAATATAAATTATAATTATTTGTTAATATTATTTACTATGACTTGTGTTTGTGGATTAGTATGTTCAATAAAAAAACCAAATAATGATTATTTATTGATACAAAATGCAGAACCATTGAAAGGCGAAATTATAAATAAAGTATAAATAAATTTAAATACTTAATAATAAAATATATAATAAATATGAATTTTATTATTAAAATTTTGTTTATTGTTATAAATTTTATAAACATTAATGCTTTAAAAACCAATCAATTAAGTAAAATATCACGTCGTTCTATTGTTTGTGGTTCTTTATTAATGCCCACAATAACTAATGCAAATATATTAACCGAAGAACATACTATATTTCAATTATCACCTACTTTTAATAATTTGGAAAATAACAAAGATGATCCATTTTCTTATTGGTCTATTTATGGATTAGTCCCCCCACCAGTTGAAAAGATAATAAGTTATGATGATTTATTAGAAAATATCAAAAATAGAACAATTTTTTCGTTACAAATAGCTGTTCAGCATGACTGTGTTATTGCCACAACTAAACAAGGACATAGATGGGTGTGTTTAATAAAGGATAAAAATTTTCCACAATTATTAATGGATGCAATGGATAAAAA